ACACAAAAACAATTAATAGAAACAGTTCAACAGCATCATCCAAACTTAGGAGAAACACAAATACGTATTTTTCTTAATAAAGCATTGGATGAGTTTTGTAGAAAAACTAGAATACTAAAATCTTTATATACTTTTAGTACTGTTGCTAATCAAAGATATTATGATCTTGATGACGATATTTTAGAAGTAACTAGAGTAGATTATGATAATTATGCTATTCCTAGGTTGATTGAGTTTCCTGAAAAAATAGATACGGATTCATAATGGCAGATGCTAGAACAAATGCATTAAAGAAAGTATGGTGGATAGAACGTGATGCTATTGCTATAGCTACTACATCTGAAACAGATAGCAGTACAGATTATCTTTCAGTTACAGAAGTTAAAACAGTAAATGTACATGCTGTAAAAAAAGATGAAAATTTTGTAGCTACTACAGGAACAGGTAGCGGTGGAATACGAATGGGAGAAGCACCTGCTATTCCTGAAGAGTTTCATGAAGCATTAGCAGATTATGCTATATCGAAAGGTTATGAGTTTAATCCTCAAACAATACCTATGGCACAATATTTTGATAGCAAATGGAAGATGTGCATACGAGAAGGTAAGCGAT